ATTTGTTTCTAGCAACGTGCCTGTTATTGACACTACTGGTGGTGCTTCCATCCGTGGCGCACAGATGATTCACAAGGACACTAATGTTCTTGCGGAGCAGCAAGCAGTACGTTCACAGACTCAGTACAAGCAGGAGTTCTTAGGAACTTTGTACACTGCTGATACGCTTTACGGTTGTCAAGTAATGCGTCCAGAAGCAGGATTCGTACTAGCCGTTCAGTAAGGCTTAGTACAACTGGGGGATTCTTCGGAGTCCCCCTTTCTTTCTTGTTTTCTTAGGAGCTATTCATGGCAATTTTTAGAGGAGACGGTGGTGCTGGTGATTCCAACACAGATGCCACGTTAACCGCAGTAACCGCACAAGCTGTCATAGCTACTAACAAAGCAAGTGAGGCCGCAACAAGTGCAACTAATGCAGCAAGCTCAGAGACTAATGCAGCCGCTTCAGCTACTGCCGCAGCTTCAAGTGCATCAGGTGTAGGAGCAGACGCAACCGCTGCTGCCGCAAGTGCATCTAACTCAGCTACAAGTGCTACAGCTTCCGCTGCATCCGCAACATCCGCTACAACAGCTAAGACTGCTGCCGAAACAGCAGAGACTAATGCAGAGACTGCTGAAACCAACGCAGAGACTGCTGAGACTAACGCAGCCGCTAGTGCTACCACAGCTACTACCAAAGCCTCAGAAGCCGCTACAAGCGCATCTGGTGCGTCTACGAGTGCTTCTACTGCAACAACTAAAGCAAGCGAGGCTGCTACATCAGCAACCAACGCAGCTAATTCAGAATCTGCTGTAGCTACTAATGCTACCAATGCAGCCAACTCAGCTACTGCTTCTGCATCGTCAGCAAGCGCAGCATCTACATCAGCTACCAGCGCAGCCACTAGTGCTACTGCCGCAGCTACATCTGCTACTTCGGCAGGAACTTCAGCAACTGCCGCAGCTTCCTCCGCAACAGCAGCCGCAAGTTCTGCTACCACAGCTACTACCAAAGCCTCAGAAGCATCTACATCAGCTATCAACGCAGCCTCTAGTGCTACTACAGCTACTACTAAGGCAGCAGAAGCATCAACCAGTGCTGGAGGTGCATCTACATCTGCTACCAATGCAGCAACCTCTGCTACTGGTGCGGCAACGTCAGCCACGGCAGCCGCTACTTCAGCTACTAACGCTGCTGCTTCTTATGACAATTTTGACGATAGATACTTAGGTGCTAAGTCTTCTAATCCCTCTACAGATAACGATGGCGATGCTTTAATTACTGGAGCATTGTACTTTAACTCGACATCAAATCAAATGAAGGTCTGGAGTGGTTCTGCTTGGCTAGACGCTTATGCTTCTTTGTCAGGAGCTTTAATAGCTACCAACAACCTGTCTGATTTAAATAATGTATCAACAGCTAGAACTAATTTAGGGTTAGGAACAGCGGCTACTACAGCTTCTAGTGCTTACGCTACAGCGGCACAAGGAACTTTAGCAGATTCTGCGCTACAGACAGGAGATAAAGTTGCTGTAGGTATTGCTACAGTAAGTACAGCCTCATCTTTGACAGCGACAGCTAATACTCATGTCTATGTTAGTGCAGCAGGACAGACCATAACGCTGCCTGCGTCACCTTCTGCTGGTCAGCGGGTGCTTATTACTGTTGGCAACTTTGTCAATACAGTGGTTGGTCGCAACGGTAGCAACATTATGTCAAGCGGCACTGACATGACGTTAGACAAAGAGTATCTTTCAATTCAATTTATTTTTGCAGACGCTACACGCGGATGGGTAATGGCATGAGCAACTTTACAGATTTTATTGGTGGCGGAGGCGGTGGTTCTACTCTTGAAACTGTCGTACTTACTACTTCGCAAACGTGGACACCTCCAGCTAACGGCACAGCGCGTATCCATGTTATAGGTGGTGGAGGCAGTGGCGGTTCTAATGCTTTTGGTTATAGTGGATCAGCAGGTGGTTATTGTCGCAAAGACGTAACTTTGTCCACAGGAACAAACTGGACAATTGTTGTAGGTGCAGGCGGTACGCCAACTGGTAGTAATTCATCAACCCAATCAGGTGGCAATAGTTCAGCAACTGATGGTTCTAGCACTCTTACAGCAAACGGAGCTATTGGCAGTACCTATACCTCAAGCCCCGGCACTGCTTCAGGTGGTGATGTCAACTACACAGGCGGTGCAGGAGGCAACGGTAGTTACTATCAAGGTGCGGGTGCTGTAAGCGTACATTCTAGCGGCAGTGGTAATGCCGTAGTAGGTGGAGGCGCAAGTTCAGACGCAGGCGTTGACGGTTTTGAGCCTCTTGGTCTTGGTCAGCTTATAGGCGGCAGAGGCGGTAATCAAGGCCATGCCGCTGGAAACGGAGGGTTTTTGTCGGGCGGTGGCGGAGCTTATAAAAATGATGGTAATACGCTTGTTGTTGGCGGCAATGGCGGTATTGGTGCTGGCGGTGGTATGGGCTGGAACGGTGGAGCTAGTTGGAATCGCGTGGGCGGCATAGGCGGTGACGGCATCGTAATCATTCAATACCTGACAGTATCGTAAGGAGAATAAAATGAAGTACAACATTAAAGATGCTGACGGCAACATCGTAAACACAATTAAAGCAGACGCTGCCTTTGTTGAAGCTAACTTTGAACACTACGAAGAGTGGACAATACCAGAGCCTACAGCAGAAGAGACTGCTCGACAGTGGCGTGACATGGAACTAGGCGGCTGTGACTACATAGTACCTCTAACCGACCACCCGCAACACGCTGCCTACATGACGTATCGTGCTGCACTACGCGATTGGCCCAGCACAGCAGACTTCCCTGACACTCGCCCAACTTTAGGAAGCTAATATGATTGCAGAAATCTCAGCAGTTGTAGGTGTACTCAAGACTCTTAACGCAGGTATTAAAACTGTAAAAGAGTCTGGGTCGCACCTATCTGACTTAGCTGGTATTTTTACAAGTCTTACGGAAAGCAAGGTAGCCGTAGAAACGATTGAGGAGGCTTCTAAGCAGGGCGATCACGTACTGACACAGGAGGAAGCCTTAGAGCTTGCATGGGCTAAGAACGCCATTAGAGAGCGTGAGAAGGAACTAAAGAAGATAACCCCTAGAGATGTGTGGCGTGACATGTTAAACATACAACACAAGTCTCTGATGGAACACAAGCACAAGCTAGAGAAAGAAAGATTAGCTAGATTACGTAAACAAACTAAAGTATCTGAAGCAGTCAAGACAATCTTAGGCACAGCTTTACTGATTACTGTAGGCATTGCATTATACATATTTATTAACGGAGGTCAGTAATGACTAAGATTATAACTAAGAACTCTAGTACCGCTGGCGCTGCTATTGCAGCAGGTTTGTCCTATGGCTCTTGATACTGGTAAAGACGTTATAGACGTAGCAGCAGCTTCTACAGCTCTTATGACAATGGCTGCATGGCTACCGCCTGTTGCTTCTTTGTTTACTATTATCTGGTTAGGTATCCGCATCTGGGAAACTGACACTATACAGAAACTACGTAACAAAGAATAGCTTGACTTTTGACTAAAAATAGTGTATAATATATGAGTATTTTAAATAGTTTAATTAGCCCTGTTACTGGTTTGTTAGATAAATTTATTGAAGATAAAGATACTAAGAATGCCTTAGCCCATGAGATTAGTACAATGGCAGAGCGACATGCTCAGGAGTTAGCTAAGGGTCAGTTAGAAGTCAATAAGGTAGAGGCGGCTCATAAGAACATGTTTGTAGCCGGGTGGAGACCCGCTATAGGATGGATTTGTGGTTTTGCGTTAATGTACTCTACTATCTTATCACCCATCTTAGGTATATGGTTTACTGTTCCTCCTGTTGACAGCCCCCTGCTCACTACTGTGCTTATGGGTATGTTAGGACTAGGTGCAATGCGAACGGTAGAAAAAGCTAAAGGCGTACAGAGAGAACGATAATGGCAATAGGTACTAAAGTAAAGACTGGTCGTACTCGTGTTCCTGTTAGGGAAGAGAAACGTCTTGCGGCTACTACTCCTGTTGCACAGCCAGCAGGTTTTGATGTGCCTAGAGCGCAGCCTCCTGTGACTCCTGCTCCGCCTATAGTAAAACAAAAAGAACCTGTTATGGTTCCTATTAAG